TTTCACTATAAGGTAATGCTACATTTGATTGACTAGAGCTTACATCCACAAACTCTGTAATGTCATAACTTGTTCCTGTGGAATTAAAAGCATCCAAAGTGTTTACAAATATAGTTCCATCTTCTTGCTCAAACGCTACAAGGTTGAACATCTTAAACAAACCTGTCAAAAAATCTATAACTTTCATTTCAGGTATCTGTTCTGTGATTACGAAGTCAAACTGATTAAAAGCTGTAAATGGTGCAGCATCAAAAGATTGTGATGCAAACCCACCCTCTTCCTGTTGTACAATCCATCTACATTTAGTTAATGTTTTATCAGCAGTATGTGTAACACTTACAGTCCAATCACCTGCAGCAAAAGTTTGAAATTGACCTGGAGATAAAACCCAACCCTGTATTCCTAATTCACCCTGTACCATTGTTGTATTGCCTGTTAATTCTGTTTCTTCTCTTCTTAACACCCCATCTTTATAAACTTTGATCCCATATGATACGCTATCGGTTGATTCTATCACAAGTTGCATATTGGTTGAACTACCTAATCTATTATCATCATCCCAATCACTCGTGATTCTTAGTGTAGAATCATCCACCATATTAGCATATGTATTGCCTAAAGTGGGTGTCCAATTATCAACAGGTGTTTCTAATATTTGAACTTCTGTACCTGTGCTAACTACTTGTTCTGGTGCTCCTGATTTTCTATGTAACCACATAAACAAATGATCATATACATCATTAGTGTTTGTAAAAAAATCATTAGAAAAAGTTAAACCATATTTAGTTTCAATTGCTTCTACTATTTTTCTAACCCTGATCGCATATTTAAGTTGATTCCAAACTACTCCTCTGTGTTTACCTGTATGTGGGTAAAGATTGCCTGTATCTTGTGAAGCAGTATCACCACTATCATAATATAATCTTGTGGTGTGTGTTATTAAAGGGGCTATGACATCATTTATGTTCTGACTAGTTTGTAATCTAGATTTTACTGTTGACATATTCCAGATAAGATTTAAAGAGTTTAATGCTGTCAAAGTATTTAATTTATCCTCACCGATTACATCTTTTAAATCTACAGTATTGCCAAAGAAAACTATTTTATAAGTATGTGCTTTATTAAATTTTAATGATACACTATTTAATTTTATTTTACCTTTTTTAAAATCTACTCCATTTAATTTTATTAAAGCATCTTTTTTTGTTCTAGCATCATAACCATTATCTATATCAAAGTTATAATAGTGTTTAAATATTTTGTTGTTCACTCTACTAGCTGGTAAAGAAAATTGTTGAGAAAACGCAGTGAATATCTTTTTTATATCTCTAACATTTTTAAGAGTATCTGTTACTGTAATAGATTCATCTTTAAATAAATCTACTCTTTGCCCCTCTATATATAATTCAAGGTTTTGCATTAACGTATGTTGTTTACAGTTTGGAAAGCAAATTCTACTTCTATCGTATAATCTATTAACTTATCGTTAACATTTGTTTTATATCCTAAATTGCTAGATGTTATATGAACAGGCAAATTGTTACCCTCATAATCTATCCACACCATCTCACTCAGCATTAATTCTTTAAATATAAGATTGTTCCCCTCTGGATAATGCCCACTATTTAACACAAGCTTTTGTGTTGCGTTTTTACTCAGAATTTTTTTCTGATGGCTATATGTGTTATAACTACCATCTACAATTATATTGCTCTTGTAGGTTTCCTCTGTTGTATTGATAGAAAGATTAGATCTTTTAAACATCCATAAATCCTGTAATGCTCCATACTTATTTACAAATACTAATTTGTAGGGCTCATATTTACACTCTTCTATATTTGTAACACGCAATTTTGTAACACCCTCTGTTGCACTCACAAACACTTCATCTACTCCATAAATACCAAACTCACCTAAAAAGCTTTCTAAACAGAAACTATCTTCAAATGTTCCACCATCTTCCAACACTCTATCTTCATAACCATCTGCACCTGCTTGTGATTCATTCGTTATGTATTCTATTCTCAGTTTGCTATCTGTAACATCTGCCACTGCATCTGTGTATATTTCTTTTCCTTTATAGAAAAAACTTACACTTGTTGTATTGTTTGGATCTACTGGTATTCTTAATGGTGCATCATCAGGTTTTAATATAGTTGTGTTGCTGATCAATAAACCCTCTAATAAACTTGGGTTAACACCATCTTCAAAATATCCATACCCATCATAAGCAATGTTTCCTAATACTGCTGTGTCAGGAGTTTGTGCTGTTCCTGAAATGCTTTTTGTTATTCTGTAATCTACATTAATCGTTGAATATAAGTTTGTTGTATTATATTCTCCATCAAAGCCTGTTGTTAAATAATCTCTTACTAATTCACTTATCTCGAAAGATACTTTAGCATTATATGCAGTTGATGTTAAAGTATAAGTTACACTACCGCCCCAACTACTACTTGCAGTTCCTGTATATATGTAAATCTCTAATTGTGCTGATGTCAAATTACTAGCACTTACATTTATAAAGTATGGGCTTCTTACATTTATCTTAGCCATTTAAATTTATTTCTTGGTTTTTAATATCATTATATATTTGTCCTTCTAAATCTAGTGCGTATGCTTTCAGTATATCATCTGGTAAATACTTCATTACTTGGTTTAAAGCTTTAGTTAAAAACATACTAGGTGCAATACCTCTAAACCAAATGCTTCTTACTATTAAATGTTGTAATGATTTTTGTGTGATAAACCTACCTGTTTTTTTATCTCTTCCTTTTATTCCTCTTCGCTTAATCCATTTCTCTATTCCATCTGTTAATCCACCTTTTTTTCCTGTGCCTGATCCAAATCTATATGGGCTATTAGGTGCTTTGTTACCACTTCCAGTTCCTTGCACCCCCTGATCTATAAACTTAGCATAGTCCTTAGCAAATATACTTAGATCAAAACTACCTACCCCTGTTTTAACTTCCTTTCTAATACTATTATAAAGGGCACCAGATACAACTTTCTTTTCTTGTTTTAAATTTGCCTTGCTTTGATTGACCAAAAACTTAGCATAACCATTCAACGCTTTCTTTAACTCTTTAGGATCTTTTAACATATCGTAATGTCATTGTGTATTAATATATCAAAGGTACTCGCCCAACCTGCTAATCTGTTTTCAAACCTTTCATAAAAAGGCTCGCAACTTGCCACCCCATCTAACTGATATAAATCTGTATGTAATGTGCCACCTCTTAAAACACCGATCAATTTATTTACCACTCCTAATTGTGTATTTAATATATCGTGCTCATTGTTATTTCCTACAAACTTATCTGCTCCCTCTTCTTTATTTTCATCTACAATATCCATAGTTAGGATTGTAACGTTAAATCTTAACACTTGATCTTCTTGTGATACGTTATTTATAATAATATGTGATAATGGAAATATAGTTTGCTTGTTTAAATCTACATCTGTTATATCTCCTGTTGTTACTGTGTTGCAGTTAACATCCGATAGCAACTGCTCTTCTATTTTAGTTAACACTAAATAAAAACCTCTTATACCTTTGTGGCTCATTTTTTATATGTTTTGTAATTATATACTGCTATTCTAAATAAGATAATTAATAGGATAATAGAATATATATTTAGGTGTGGCTCACCACATAAACCTAATAGGTGCTTTATTGTTTCAATCATTTAAAACCTTTTTTAATTAATCTTTGTTCTATCTCTTGTTTTTCTTTTTCAAATGTGAGATAGTATAAACATTTGTGTATATTTAATTTAGTGATATTTTCAAATCTTGTAATGTCTCCTTTAGCGAGTGCATAAATGGAGTTATACCATCCATATTTTCTAGTAAAATTTGTTGCTCCATCAAGTTGTCCTTGTCCGCTTTCTGAATATAGTTGGTCATAACTTTGCATAAGTCGATCCCTAAATTGTAAAAAAAAACAATCGAACTAAACACAACATCCAAGGGCATATAATTATATATCTCAAAGTTACCAGGCTCATAATCTTCTATTATATATTTATCTCCTTTCTTAAGAGTGATCGGTCTATATAATACAGCCATAGCCTTTTCAATATCATCCCATTTCCCAATGTAGGTATCCAGATCCACATACTCACCAAAAGTCATATCATCTAGGTTAGGAATAAAACCATACTCAATACCATCAAGTTTAAATTTATTTATTAATGTTTGCTTTGTTTCTAGTATTTCAAATATCTGGTTTGTTATGCTCGATATATCACTAGCCCTCATTCGCATTACACTTGTATAAGGTATGTTGCAAAATATCTTTATTGTTTCAATTTGTAGCTTAGTATCATCTAATTCACCTAATTGCATAAACTTCTTATATTGCCCTAGGGTTATGTCATTTAATCTTGTCGGTACTGTTATGCTAGTTTTCATATTAATATATAAACTTTTTTAAATTATTTTTGTTACTAATTAATTGTATATCTTCCAAAGTTTGGTCTGCTTAATATACTATATGTCGCATACCTTACTGCATCTATAATGTGATTGTTCTTATCCTCTGGAATATTTGTTAGCTTTCCACTCTTATCTTCTTTCCATTTATAATTCCTAAACTCCTGAATTGCATTGTTACTTGTAGAAGTAATAAAAACCTTATACCTCTTCAATAAATCAATTCCAGCATTTACACTATCCCTACCCTTTAAGCTTGGTCTAATGTTCCAACCCATTCTTCTTAACTCTTCTATTAATCTAGGCTCACTACTATCCATATACAACTGATTTCTTGCAACCCC